TACCACCAGCACCAACAGTGAAGTTCAGAGTGTCACCTGATTGGATATCACTGGTTCTATATGTCTTCTTTGAGTACGCACCACCACCACCTCCACCAGCGGAATAGTAGGTGCCAGGGCGACTTCCTACCTGAGTTCTACCGGCACCACCTCCACCAGCACCCCATATTTCAATCTCAACATACAGAGTCCCTGCTGGAATGGTAGCAGATTGAGAACCCGTCGAAGTGATTGTCGTGGTTCCTAGTAGTTGATATTCTCTTGTTGATGATGCTCTTGCTGCGCCAATCATGAGAAGTTTATTCCACCAACAAATCCATAAATGTTTGTTCCACCATCTGTAGTCAAGAATGAGAGAATGTCAATACCAGACGAGGATAAGGAAGGAGCAACATTTCCGGGCCATTTTACAGGTGCAGCGAATGTCGTTGTGTGTGCTCCACCATTTGTAATCACAAGAGTAACTGTACCTGCTTTACCAGACGCCGGTGGATTTGAGAAACTAAACTCACAGTTTCCACCAACCGTGACCGTCTGAACATTTCCGTTCTCAAAGTTGATTGCGGTGTTGCTGGTTACAGTTCCGATTGCGTTCACATCTTCAGAAAAATCTTTGAGGTTTGCTCTCTTCAAATCATTATCTAAAAGATTCACTTCACCGGCGGCAGTAATCCCACCGTCACTTGAGATACCTGCGACATGGAGTGTCAATGAACTGGTGTCAACGGTTCCTGTCAACCCATTGAATGTCTCGACATAATCACCGACTGGACCCGTTGGTCCAGTTGGACCATCCGCACCAGAAATCTGAATGAAGGAAGATCCATCATAGAAGAATAGATCGCCAGTATCAGTTTCTAACCAGAAGTCGCCTGTGTTTGCACTAGAAGGAGTATCGGCTTGTGCGGTGTATCCAGTATAAACATCAAGATCACCAGTTCTTCCATTTACCGAAGAGACACCTTGAACGGCACCCGTTTGTCCGTTGAAAGATTCGACATAGTTTTCAATATAACCTCGTTTGATATCGAGTAATACAAGATCACCCGAGGCGAAAACATCACCACCCGTAACAGAATCCAGAATATCAAAAGAATAATATGTTCCATTGTAATTGGAAGGCCCCAGTTTGTACTCAGCATAGGCACCAGTTAACCCTTTTTGTCCAGGCCTAGATGTAAGAGTAAGTGTATTGTTTGTTAGGTTGGAAAACCCAGAAAACAATATTCTATTATCACCACCAAGTTCATTCGATTTATGAATTTGTATCTTATTATATGGGATGGAAGATTGAATGAAAATTTCTCCCTGATTAGATGGAGCATTCCCTGTAAACCCATAAGGTTGTACCAGTTCTCCGGTAGTGGTTCTGAGAAAGGAACTTTGTCCACTCATAAATGAGGAACTTCTTTTCTTAAAAGCAAAATAATCTTTATTTCTCAAATTGGTATTCGTACCGCTTCCAAAAGATATATCCGTTGTAACATAGACAGTATATACTTCATTTGCCGCATCATATGACCAAACCGAACCAATTGCCGGCGCTCTCGTAACACAACTTAAAAAATCCCCACTTGGATCATCAACATCATAATATGATATACTGTCTCCCTCTACCAAACTTTCTATTACATCAGTGACATCATTATTAGCTCCATCATACTTAGAGAGGTAAATTTCAAATTCAGTACCAGCACTCGGCCAAGTGGAGTCACTTATACTGGTTCTTCCACCTCCAACAGATGAAGAATTGTTTATAGCAGTAGAATCAAATATCCAAACATTAGCGTCTGTTATATCAGCCGCTCTTGATTCGATCACAATAACAGAATCATCGGAACCAGATTTGTAACAGGTTATACCAGATCCACTTAATATTGAGAAAAAATGATCAGAAGGTACTATTGTTGTACCAGAACCACCTATTACTGATCCAACGGTTACACCTTTCACGACAGTATCTTGAAGACTTATATTTCCATTCTCTCCACTAAAATCCGCTGCGGGAAAAGAAGCAACACCAAGTTTCCCATCACCTGCTAAGTTCGCGTTTATGGTGAGAACACTTCCATTAACAGATTTAACAAGACCAGTTCCAGTGTTGATGGTAATTCTATCATTTTGAGCGTTTACAGATTCATCAGAACCACCATCATTCTGGGCGGTAATTCCCACAAAACCAGATCCACTTCCAGATCCACTCACCGTACCTAATTGATTGTTGGAATCCCTAAAATATAAAGCACCATCTGCGATATTGATAGCAAGTTCACCATACTCTAACTGAGAAGCATCAGGTGTAACTCCCGTCTGGTCTGAATACAATATCTGTATTTTATTATTACGATTAATACCCATAATACCTCACATAAAAATAATCATGAAGCAGAAAATGTTCCCGCTACAATATGCGCTCTGAGTTCTTTAATTGTTGCATCTCCAGAAGTAAAGGAATTGCTACTTGAAAGATCCTCATCTGTATCAAACAAGTAAAAAACACCATCAGTTGACTCTCTGATCAATCCACTGTATGTATTACCAGTGCTTTTTGCGACAAATCCAACGTCTCTAGCGGTAGGAGCTCCACTTGTAGCACCAAGGAAGATGATTGGATCTTCTACTTCGACTCTCGTAACATCGAGTGTGGTGAAATTTCCTGATACGATAAGATTACCGTCAACTTCGAGCGTACCACCCACAGAAAGAGAATATCCAGCATCTAGATTTATATTTGGCCCGGACACTTCAATTGGAGAATCTTTTAACTGTTTATTGGAGGCGTCCCATAATAAAAAATGGTTATTGCTCAACCCTGATGAATTCTTCAATCCGATATTATCTGCATTTACAATTAAACCACCACCGGTAGATGCAAGAATATTAAGTGTAAGTGTTCCTCCGAGGTCTACTGCCTCGGTGTCGCTCGTCAAACCAGCACCAGCAACAATGGTTACACCAGAATTCACTAATTTGCTATTTCCTATAGTACTATTAAGAATCTTGGCATTTGTCACAGCGCTATCTGCAAGTTGCGTAGTACCAATACCACCATCCTTGACACCAAGTTTATCCGTTAATGTTAATCCTAAAGTATCATTATCATAGAGAACACTAAGTGTTATTCCTTTGTTTGGATGCGTTCCGGGAGTAATACTGATAAAATCACCCCCACGAAGATCAACAGCACCAGTGACACCATCAACACTGATTACACCAGCATCTACCCCACCTACTGTATTGTCCACATAATCATAAATCGCCTTTGTTGTGGCAATTTTATTATCAAGACCACCCTCACTAAAGGGGGTATCACCCGATCTTAAAATCTCAGCACCGACAAAAGTTACATCGAATGAATCTCCGCCGCCGATGTAGAGCTCTCTTATATCTCCGCCGTTGTCACCATAAGCCCAAGCAAATTCACCATTATACAATTGTCCATTGTCTGGTGTAACTCCATTTTCATCCGAATATAATACTTGAATTCTACTATTTCTATTTATTGTAGCCATTTTAAATTCTCTCCTTTAGGACATTGTTCCTGCAATTATTTCATTCACAGAAAATTGTACGTTTGCGGTTGTTCCGACCGCAGATATATTTATATCCATGTTGTTTCCTTGTACGAAATTAATTTTCTGTGAAAAAAGTGAAGATTCCCCACTCACACCAACATCAATTCCTATTGGTATGATAGATTCGACACCGTTACCCTTTGTAATCGCGATTGATCCACCAACCTTGACAACAGACTTTACATAGTCAGATACAAGATCACTCCATGTTGTTCCGTTCCAACCGTAATGTCTTTTGTCATAATCATTGAATATAATCTGACCAAGATTACCCAACGACTCTTCTGCTTTTTCACCAGTACTGGAAGCATCATAAAATATGTTATAAGTGGTTCCCAGTGGGATTCTATCCTCAAGACGTACCGATCGAACAATATCACCCGTTCCGACAATCTTTCCAGATAATGTATACAGTCCACTTGCAGAATCTATCGCTCCTCCAAAATTCTCATGTAAATTATAAGGATCTGTTATAATATAAGCATAGTTTTCTTCTATCGAAGGGCCTTCTTCATTAAGTTGATATTGGAAGGCATTTACTGCAAAGTGAACATCGACAGAATCAATGAGATAGTAATAAGCAGATTTATCTACATTACTTTCTCTAGCTTGTTGTTTAAACTTATCACTGATTCTCAAATATGACATTCAAAACTCACAAAAAATGTAATTTATGATATAGCTACAGTCCAAGATCCACCCGTACCAGTGGCCTGTGCGGTAATCTGATTCTGCATACTAGAACGATATACTCTATACAATTCTTCTTTACCCAAAGAATTTTCATATGTTGCCGAAAAACCAGTCATAGAAATTTTAAATTCAGGAGTGTCGGGTGGAGATGTCATTACCGTTTTATTACTATTTAGAGTACCATAACTAGCAGGGTAGCAGAAATAAACAAACGAACCTGATTCTGGTAAATACAAAGAGTTCAAAGAATACACTATTCCATCACCATCAATATTGGATTTCATTCTTACTTGGTTGTTTATCGAGTAAGAACCAGCTGGCCAGGTGCCATTCTGGGCCGCGACACTATCATGACCATCAAACAAGCTAACCGGATTACCATTAGCAGCATTCAAGAAGGTTTGTGCATCATTATCATTGTTCACAGCAAACGTAGTAGCTCCAGCAAAAACATCATTTCCAAACCTAATTGGAATCGTCTTTTCGTCCTCCTGGCCTAGATCATTCTTAACCTCAACCCTAATATTTCGTGTAATATTACTACTAGGAGGGTATTCAAGTGCGAGTGTTCCACCTCCTAATGGAATCGGATCATTAATTGTATCAAAAAGATTAACACTTGTTTGGAAAGTGTAGTCAGTAATACCCCCAACGAAGTCATCCGAGGATACGGAAAGAGTAACACCAGCGGTCGAAGAAGGAGCATTGAACGGGCCATAAGCAACTACAAAATAGTTATAATTGTTTTCTGCAAATGTATACCCACCACTGCCCTGTGGACCGATTCGAACCGCGTTCGCCTCGTTTCCAATACTCGTACTACCTTCGTCGGTGTCCGAACTAACTGTAAACGAAGTAATCTGAAGACGAAGTTCGCTATCACTAAAGATATCATAGGGACGCACCCAGTCAAACGTAACATTACCATCATTTAGAAGAATCATGACCTTACGACCAGACCCCTCTTCACTGAAATTTGTATTTGGTTGTCTTGTTTCCGCTGTACTTCCAGATTCTCCTCGAACACTAATGTAAACTTGAGCGTAAGTTCCACCATCACCATAGTCAAAGTTGCCTGATTGTTCAATAGATGCAATATCAATTACACCGCCTAGATCAGTCTTGAACTCTATTGCAACAGGGTTTTCTACGAGGTCGGATGCAGCAGTGGAACCAGTTCTACCATAACCGAGAATAGCTCCGACCGTTCCAGTTGCACCCGTAGCACCAATATCACCAGTGTTACCAGTGTTACCTGTTTGACCAGCTACACCATCAACACCTATACCACCATCCAGTATGAAGTATACAGAATATGTGTTTCCGTTAGGAATATCACCAGAAACACCACTTGAGTTTCCTAACCAAGCAGTGGAAAGACTATATCTAATTGCTCCACCTATACTGGTAACTGTTGAAAAACCACCATAAGTGTAAAGAGTTTCATCGGACTGACTTTGAATGAAAATGAAACCAGAATTGTTTTTGTCTATAGGAGTTTCAAAATAATCCTGAGCACCAGGATTTTCAAAAGCGTCACTATTACTTACGATAACACTGTTCGGCGGCGCGATGTTACCAATTCCATCAAGTTTAACTTCGCCTTTTGCTATCACACCGCCGGTATTCAATCGGTACGAAAGACCAGCAGGATTTCCTTTAGGTCCAGTGGCACCCGTTGCGCCTGTTGCACCTGTTGTACCTGTAGGACCAGTGAAACCAGTCGCACCAGTGAAACCTGTAGCGCCTTGCGGGCCTTCACTACCATCCTGACCATCGGCACCAGTCTCACCTCTAGCAACATTAAGCGCAACCCAACCATCACCTGCACCTAGATATGTGTATTCTAAAGCCGATCGAGTTTCAAACCATTTATCACCAGTTGCAGGATCTGAAGGTGATGTGATACCGACCGTATAATTGAAATTTGAAGTCCCACTACCTGCACCAATTTGAGCCCACGTTGTACCATTAAAACCATAGAAGTTTTTATCAGTTGCATTGAATACGATCGTACCAACTTGACCATCTGGAGCATTTCCATCTGGCAAAGTGGATCCACGGTTTGAAGCATCAAAAATGACCGAGAATGTATATCCTCTAGCCGTTCTGTAACTTTCTCTCACCACCTGAACAATGTCACCAGTTCCCACAAAGGCTATAGAACCATTTTGCACAAGAATATCAGTACTTATACCCTCTGGAAGGCTATATGGGTGTGTAACAATAAACTTGAGACTACCAGTAGATCCTAATAGAGTCAAATCCGTATCAGAAGTAATTCCAAGTTGATCCTGAAACCCTCGAACCGCATTGTTAATATCAACAGCGTCTATAGCATAATAAAAAGCACCATCAATAAACCGATTGACTTCCACACTTTGTGGTGAGATTATATCGCTTACTCTAAATGGCATGGCTTCTCCTCGATGACTGATTAATCACTCTATTTATACTTTTATGCTGTTGAAAATGTCAACTCTTCTAGACCCTGATTCTCTTGAGAAGCTCTGTAAATATGATAATCTTCGGTATACCCAACGGCGTTTGTATGTGATTCTGTTCCCTGATAGAAAAAAGAGTCCGTTCGCGGTTGGCCAGAACGAGCCTCAACAACACTTCGAATTAAACCATGTCGGGCTGGATAACAAAACCAAACATATTCATCCAAACCAGTCTCGACTTCTATTGTATATCCAGAATCTAATTTACTCCCAAGTACCAAATCGGAAGTTAAAAAATCATCCATATTATCCCCAGTAATCACTCCGTTTGGGGGATTGAGAGGGTCATAACCGTGTATTCCATAATAAGTATAATTGGGGAAAACTATACTGACGGTTTTTGTCTGACTGACCCCATTTTCCCCAACAGCAGTCAAGGTAAATGTAGTGGTTGGATCATCGCCTGTGGGATATAAAACTGACAATCCACTGGTAGAAAGAGAAGTAAAAGGAGAACTCAACGATATTGGAGATCCACTCACAAAATTACCAGAAATTTGAGCAGATGTTGGTTCTACGGTCAGAGAGGGATAGGTAACTGCAAATTGAGTATAACCACTGAGATCGAAACCAGAGCCAGCAGGCCCAATCAAAGTAGTTTTTGACGCAGAACCACCAAGAGTAAAAGAACCAATGGTGAAAGTAAATTCAGATGGTTTGAATATATCATGAAAGAATATATACTCAAACCCAACCGTTCCATCATCCTGTAGAACAAGAACCTTTCTTCCAGTTCCGGTTCTATCTGATGAAATTACTGGATAGAAATGATTATTTTCAATGTTATGAGATATATGAGTTCCGGGATCACCAGAAAGGCCTGCTCCACCCTCACCTGCTGGAATGTCCAACACAGCATCCCAAGCAAAACCATTCCATTTCCATGTTCGTGAACTGGAAGTAAAAGTTTGGTTAATTCTGGGTGTGGATGGGAATGTTATAGCCATATTTCACCTCACTGGGGATGGGGTTGAACCCATACGCCGTCATACCTTACATACATTTTTCCAAAAAGACTTAAAAACCAAAAATCACCATCTCTTATCAATTCATTTTTTACAGGGTCTTCATCACTTATATAGACAAGAAAACTAGCACGATCCTTCAGAGATACTTCAATTTTCGTACCAGTTCTTGAAGCTGTAAAGAAGTCACCATCAAAATCTATTTCTTCTACAGTTTGTTTGTTTTTGCCATCAGAAGAGATAATTATCTCTCTCTGAACTGTAACCTTTTCTTGAGTTTCTCCTCGTTGAAGTATCTCAATCGGAATTGGTTTGCCGCCTTCAAACAGACCAAGTGAACCATCTTCATTCAGTCCAATAACAGGAATAACCGAATCCTGAGACGTAATATTCTGGATCAAATACTCATCAAGAGTACCAATAACATTTTCAATGCTACGAGTCAAAGAATCGCTTCTGTTATTGATTTCCCGAATATCACTCGCCATCATATATTCCAATTACTAAAATCATTTTCTTTAGACTTCGATACAAATTTATCATCAAAATTAGAACCATCAAACCCAGAACCATTTCTTTTTGATTCTGTTTGATTACTCTGCGTGAGTGCAGATGAATCCTCTGAATCAAAAAGTTTCATCTTTGCTCTATTTATTCCAACCAAAAACTTACGGTTTGAGGCTGCGTCATTGTAACGGTTTTTTAACTGTTTTACCATCACCACACCCATTTCATCCAAGTCCTCCGTAGAAATCAAAGCAAACATAAAATCAGCAGTCGCCGGAAGTCCGAACGACTCTGAAGTATCCGTTAGGTCAACGTCGGTACTGGAGAAACCCTGACGATTGGTTTGGGTTGCCGTGAAAAGTGGAATATTATATTCCACGGCAAGTCCACGAAGTTCTTCGGCTATAGACTTCACCATAGTATATGAGTTGACTGAACCAGTGTTCTTCATTCGAGCACTAGCACATATATTTAGGTAATCTATAAATACCACATCTGGCACAAAAGACTTCTTCAGACGTAGTTCTTCCAACAGATGTCGAAAGTGATTGACATTGGCAGTTGCAGTTGGGTATTCCTTGACAATTAATTTTCCCTTAATATCTTTCTTGAGTTTTTCCACTTTCTTGTCATACATCAATTTGGGAAGTTGTTTTAGGTCATCGAGAGTAACGTCCATCAAATTTGCGTCAATTCTCTCGGCGATCCTCTCTTCTGCCATTTCGCACGTTATATAGAGAACATTCTTGCCTTGAGAGAGGCAGTTAGCCGCATGGTGACACATGAAGAGAGACTTACCAACTCCAGTTCCGGCCATAACAACATTCAGAGTTTTGGTCGGAGTTCCGCCAGATGTAATCGTATTGAAGAACTCCAGATCAAAGGGCATCTTCGATTCTACTTTGTGGTAGAATTCGTATCTTTCGTCGGTGTCTTCGAGGTAGTCGTGTCCGATGTGGGGGTCGAAGCAGACTGAGAGGGCTTCGGTGAGGATTTCAGGGATTGCGTTTGCCGTCTTTGACTTCGATTTACCGTCGATGATATGAATCGACTCCATGATCGCATTGTATACCGCCTTTTCTTTACAAAAGTTTTCTGTAGTATCAATCAACCACTTCTCATCCTGATCTGGATCAGACTTGGACAATTCTTCAATTAGTTCACATGATTTTTTGAAGACACTTTCTCCAAGAGAACGATCGTCACTTAGAGATATGATAAGAGATTCCTTTGACGGAATGGTATTGTACTTGTCAATATAAGATCGAATCGCCTTATAGACGACTCGATCCGTTTCATCTAAAAAGTAATCTTCTTTTATGAACGGTAGAGTCTTTCTCGCATAAGACTCATTCCTCATCACCTGAGAAAGAATCAGACTCTCCACCGTCAAGTTCGACATACTCATCTGTTGATTCCTTGCTGTATTGTTCGTATAGAAGTTGTATGATAATATCCCCAATCATCTTTTTCAAGTCTTTAGTTTCTTTTTTCTTCTTGGGGTTTTCGAGTATATCGTATTCATACCGAAATTGCATACGATCGTCTCCTTGCACGGGAGTGAACTGCACTCTCCCGGCAAGGAAAACGATACCTTTGTATTTCTTCTCAAGAATTTCTATTGCAAACCGATCATCCTTGTACGGAATCAGGCGGTATTTCCAATTCGTCTCTAGTTGATCCATACTTATATTCCTTTGCAACTGCTTCTTCGAGTTGTTTCATAACATCCTCGGTGAAGTATTTCTCTGGTTCCTTGTACACAGACTTTTCAAAAGCCTTTGTACCATCTGGGAACTCAAGTCGTGTTGAAACTTTCTTGATGATATCATGTTTGAGGGCGATATCAACAAGGCCATAATAAGGATGCAAACCAGCATCGTAACTTAGGAGAACATCTACCATCGAGTTCTCCTTCGTCAGACGAGACTTGTAGAGTTTACAATGAATAATGTTTCCGATGACATCCGTACCTTCCTTCACCTTCTTCTTGGAAAGATAGATGATCGTAGATGCGGCATACTTGAGTCCAGAACCACCACCCATCTCCTTGGTGGGGAACATTGAACCAACAACATCGTAAGTATGGTTCGTCATAATCATCGGAATGTTCGCCTTTCCCAACTTGAGAGTAAGAACACGGAAGGTTGCCTTGATGACTTGAGCGCGGGTCATATCCCGAGTAGTCTTGCCCTCTGCCGTATCTGTCATTTCCTTGTTGGTTGACAACATACCAAGTGAATCGAGAACAATCATCACAGGCTTTTGCTGGCTCTTTGGTTGTTCAAGATGTTTGTCAACAATCGTGATCGCCTGATGTCGAAATTCTTCAACAGTCGAAACGGGGAAGATAGCAATTCGTGACGGATCAACTCCACGTTCACGAATCATATCAGATGTAATCGCCTGTTCAGTATCAAAATAAAGAACAACCCCATCAGGACGATCACGAAGAAAACGATGGACGAGAGAAAGTGCGAAATAAGTCTTGCCAGTCGCGGATTCACCCGCCAATGCAGTGATCTTGTTATCCGGGATACCTCCGTACAAAGATCCGCTGACAAGAGCATTGAAACTATAAGAACCAGTGTCAACAAAACCTGTAATGTCGCTTCCCTCGATTCCATCATCTGCGATAGAAGCATATTTGTTTCCAGATTCCTTTACAAGATCACTCAGATAACTCATTTAATCAATTGCCTCCGATAACACCAGCAACGTCATTTGCACCAATTACGGTCTTATCAGGAACCACCAGTTGAGGAGTGTTACTGTGAATGCGCTTGAATTCAGCAGTAAGTTCCTTGTGAGGTTCGACAACAAAAGCCACAACCTTCTCTTGAAGAGTGATCTCATCGTTGTAGTCAGCGTAAGGCATCCAAGGAGCCAGACCAATGTTGTTCTGGCCAGTAGGAACGATCAGAGAAGGAAGTCGAAGAGTATGAGTATCTTCTTCTTCATTGTAGGTGTAGTCACAAATGAGTTCCTCACCAGACATCAAGCGAACAATTCGAACGTCATTAATCTCAATATCCATTCTATTCTCCTTATATAAAGAATGATTCAAGTGTAGATTTTCTTTCAGTCTGCCATCCTATCACATCTAGAATGGAAGTCAAGGGGTCTAAGAAACTTTTCTCAAACTGTGTAGTGTAGTCAACGTATCTT